ACGTGTGTTTGGCCGCCTGAAGGGCATGTCGGACATCGAGGCCTACCGCACGGTTGGCGATGCGATCCAGGCACGCGGGGGCTTCAACCATCTGGCTCCAAGCCAGGGGCAATCGAAGCCTGTTGCGAAGACCGTGATCGCACCGCCCCCGGCGAAGGTCGAAGACGACAAGCTGAAAGACAAACGTCGAGCCGCGAGCTCCACGAAACCTGCTGCTCCCACTTCGATGCCCAAGGACTTCAATCCTCTGGCGATGTCGGACGACGAGTTCAGCAAGCTGGTCAAACCCAAGTTTCTCTAAATCGAAAGGCCCAACATGCAATTCAACAAGCCCACCGCTGGCGTCGCCTCGAGCATCGGCACGCAGCTGCAGAACTACTACTACCAGAAGAAGGCCCTGATCGACCTGGTCAAGGAGCAGTACTTCAGCCAGCTGGCTGACGTCACCTCCATGCCCAAGAACATGGGCAAGAAGATCAAGCGCTACCACTACCTTCCGCTGCTGGACGACGCCAACATCAACGATCAAGGCATCGACGCCGCGGGCGCGACGATCGTCTCGGGCACCTGGTCGATCCGCTTCCCGGCGCTGGTCCTGAACGTGGCCAACGGCTCGAAGGCCGCTGCTGCGACCGCGATCGCCGCCAACACCAGCGGTGTCACGGCTGTGGCTGGTGCCGATGGCTCGGGCGGTGCCGGCTTGGCCACGCTGACGCTGTCGGCGCTGCAGGCGGTCTATGCGACGGCCGCTCTCAAGGACGCCGTCCTGGCCCTGAACCTGGGCAGCTCCGCGCTGCAGCTGGGTGGCAACCTGTACGGCTCGTCCAAGGACATCGGCACGATCTCGGGCAAGCTGCCGGCGCTGTCGGAAACCGGTGGCCGCGTGAACCGCGTCGGCTTCAAGCGCGTCGAGCTCGAAGGCACGTTCGAGAAGTTCGGCTTCTTCGACGAGTACACCGCTGACTCGCTGAACTTCGACACCGACGAAGACCTCGAGATGCACATCAACCGCGAGATGCTGCGCGGCGCGAACGAGATGACCGAAGACGCCCTGCAGATCGACCTGCTGTCGTCGGCCGGCGTCATCCGCTTCGCTGGTTCGGCGACCACGATGGCCACCTGCGACGAGACGGCGGTGGTTTCGTACTCGGACCTGATGCACCTGTCGATCGACCTCGACAACAACCGCACGCCGAAGTCGACCACGGTCATCACGGGCACGCGCCTGATCGACACGAAGACGCTGCCGGCCTGCCGCGTGGCCTACATCGGTTCGGAGCTCCTGCCGACGTTCAAGGCCATGAAGGACCTGCACGACAACCCGGCGTTCATCCCCGTCGAGAAGTACGCCTCGGGTGGCACGGTGCTGAACGGCGAAGTCGGCGCGGTCGACCAGTTCCGCCTGGTCGTCGTCCCCGAGATGATGAAGTGGGCCGGTGCCGGCGCAGATGCTTCGGCGTCGGCGACCAGCTACGAGACGAACCAGCGCTACGACGTGTTCCCGATCCTGGTGGTCGGTGACGAGAGCTTCACCACCATCGGCTTCCAGACCGATGGCCAGACCGTGAAGTTCAAGATCACCCACAAGGCCCCGGGCGACGACACCGCCGACCGCAACGACCCGTACGGCGAGACCGGCTTCATGTCGATCAAGTGGTTCTACGGCTTCATGGCCCTGCGCTCGGAACGCCTGGCGGTGATCAAGACCGTCGCCCGCCTGTAAAGCCGGGGTAGGAAAGGGGAGGGGCATGGACTCCTCCCCGATTTCACAGAATTCCAAGGAACACCACCATGTCCGAAGACACCGACCTGATCCAAGACGAACTCACCACGCTGAAGGCCCGTGCCGATCGGCTGGGCATCTCCTATCACCCGTCGATTGGCCTGGAAAAGCTCCGCGCCAAGCTCGCGGAGACACTCTCGGACGAGCCCGCCGAAGCTGCGACTGCTCCCGTCGCACGAGCGGCGGCCGAGACCGAAGGCCAACGACGCAAGCGCCTGAAGAACGAGGCCGGCAAGCTGGTTCGAATCCGCCTGACGTGCATGAACCCGGCCAAGAAGGAATGGCCTGGCGAGATCATCACGGTGGGCAACGCCGTCGTGGGCACCTTCAAGAAGTTCATCCCGTTCAATGCCGACGAGGGCTGGCACATCCCGAACATCATGCTGGAGGTTCTCAGGGACCGTCAGTGCCAGGTCTTCACGACCGTGAGGTCCAAGAACGGCGTCGGCGTGCGTCAGGGAAAGCTGATCAAGGAATTCGCCATCGAAGTCCTCGACGCGCTGACCCCGGGAGAACTGCATGAGCTGGCCCAGCGCCAGGCCATGGCCAAGTCGATCGACTGAAGGGCGCTGATCGACCATGAGTGACCTCGTAATCTCGGAACTCACCGCGGCCTCGCTGACCGGCACGGGTGTCTTCGATGTCCTGATGCAGGCTGTCAAGACGCACCTGGACGGCGAGTTCACCAAGGGCCGCATCAAGGGGCCGGAGTACTCCACGGTGTATCTCGGCTCCCTCGACCTGGCCATGCAGACTGGCCTGGCGTTCCTGCTGCAAAAGCGCAAGAACGACCTCGAGGCGCAGCTGATCGAAAAGCAGATCGAGCTGACCAACCAGCAGACCCTGAACGCCGTCACCGAAGGCCTGGTGCTGGTGGCTCAGGAGTGCAAGCTGAAGGCCGAATTCGACCTTACCCAGGCCCAGGCGCTCAAGACCAATGAGGAGCTCGCGCTGTTGGCTCAGAAGGTGGCCACGGAGCGGGCTCAGGTCACCGCGCTGGGCGTAGACGACGACAGCGTGATCGGTCGCCAGAAGGCGCTCTACCTGGCTCAGACGAACGGCTTCACCCGCGACGCTGAACAGAAGGCCGCGAAGCTGATGGCCGACACATGGAGCGTGCGACGCACCACCGACGAAGCCACGGTGGCGGACACCACCAACCTGCTCAATGACGCCACGGTGGGTCGAGCGATCACCAAACTACTGGCTGGTGTGGGTGCGTAGTCTGGACAGCTACTGCACTTTTGGGGAGCCTTGGCTCCCCTTTTTTCGTGTCGATGCCAAAGGGTAGGCCGTGGGGAAGAAGAGAACAACCGTAGGTACGTCGGTCAGTCGCGCCATCTCCGATGACTACCTTCCGAATGCGGTGCAAACCGGCATCCTGAAGTCGATCCTTGCCTCGGACACGGATCCAGACGCCAGCGTTGTGGACTACATCCAGGAGGAGTTGATCAACAGCCTCGGCGTGCGCGCCGAGAACATGTACGACTACTGCAAGCAGGGCTACTACCTCTACGGTTTGCCGTCTGGTCAGTTCGTCACCGGTGCCACCGGCATCGACGTGCTGACGGCTCAACTCGCCACCATCGAAGGCGTAGACGTGCAGGTGGACTACGCGCACTACGGCGTGGCCAACGACCTGCACGTCGGCTGGATGCATCTGATGTCGGAGCAGGGCTACGACCCCGCCACGAACGAGCTGGGCGTGCTGACCGCGGCCAAAGGCACGCCGGTCTACCTCGACGACATGGTGGTGGTGGTCCCCGCGTCCCAGGCAGATAGCAGCGAAGCGGAATCGCTCGAGCAGTGGGGCGTTGCGGCACGCGCCGGCTACACGCCTGAGCGCACAACCGGAACCACGGCGACGCGCGCGCTGTTGATGCCCTCCTTGATCCAGAAGGAGACGGAAGGAACGACCGAGCACCTGCTGGTCAAGACCATCTGGAAGACCTCCGCTGGCCTGCAGCGTGACAGCTTCACGATCCCGATCACCGGGTACAGCAGCAACGACAACTACTGGCACGCCCGCTACCTGGTGGGCGGAGTGGTGAAGTACTGGATGTACCTGGATGGCTCGGGCATGTACCCGACGCTGGACAAGGTCTATGCAACGACGCACTCGGATGCCGGCAGCTTCTTCCCGTTCATCTATTTCCGCTTCGGCAAAGTCTCGGAGATCTCGGACAAGACCACCGATTCCTACAAGGCAGGCAAGAAGCTGTGCTCCAAGCTGAACCTGACCTACGACGACATTGCTGAGGCGATCGACGAGAACGATGACATCGCCGAGATCGAGCAGGCGATGCTGATGATGATGGTGCCGGCCAACACGGAGAACTCGTTGGAACGCCAGTACCTGTTCTCGTTCTTCGACAACCTGTACCTGTCCGACGAGTACAGCGGCCATCGGTACACCTCAGCCGCCGCGGCTGCGTTGGCCGGTGGAGAATTCTTGACGCCAAGCCTGGTTATCCAGGACAAGCGCTTCAAGCTGTCGGTCGACTTCTCGGCGATCTACAAGCGCCGGGTGGCGGGTTCGCTTGGCTCGATCGGGACGTACGACAGCGGCTACGAAGAGTCGAGCACCTCGCAGACCGTGGTCGACACCAGCACCGGTGAGGAGTCCACGATCGTGACGCCCTCGAAGCACCACTACTACCGGCAGCAGGTCAGCACAGGGTTCTACGACGAGATCTTGGTTTACGACCTGAAGACGGTGTTCTGGATCCTCGGGGACTTCAAGCAGGCGACGGGAGAGGGCGATGCCGACATCCTGATGATCCCGATCGATCGCTCGATCAGCGAGGCCTACTCGATCCCGGTCCGGGAAACGCTGTATGCGAGGTCGCTGTACTACGTCTTCAACAGCGCGGTCGTCACGCACCTGAAGTGGTACCAGACGGAGATCTTCACGGACGTGCTGATCGTCGTGGCGATCATCATCACGATCTGGTCGTGGGGGACTCTGGGAGCGCAGGCGTGGGCACTGGTCGCTGCAGGCATGTATACCGCGGCCGCGATCCTCGTCATCATGACGTTGCTCGAGTACCTGGTCGTCTACCTCGCCATGAAGCTGTTCGTGCGGGTCGTCGGC